CCCATAACGAGCCAATGCAGTAATATAAACCAGTCTTAGGGGTATAACTCATAAAAAATGCATTCGACGCTGCATAGACTCCACAGAGCTTATTTTCGTTCTCCTGCATTATATTATACATAGGTTCAAATACTTCCGTATGGATATCTTCAATCGGCTCCATTTTCTTTTCGTCAGTAGGAGCTTTACGCATAATACTTGATAAATCATCATCAAAATTTACAACGAATTCACCCTCGTCATAATAATTTCTAATAAAATTTCTAATTGGTCCCATACCAACAACGCCTACAACAATATTCTTATTGTAGATATTATCTTTTAATGATTCCACATATTTTTCTTTTTCATCTTCATTAGCAACAAATATTGTTACTGTACTTGGATCCACATTATATTTTTCTAAAACGCTTAATGTTTTATCTCTAAGCGTTTCAGATCTTTTATATGATGGAATTGCAATATTCAATTTCATAATTTACCTTAAAAAAAGTTATCTAAACTGTTACCAAATCTACGGGCATATAAATCTTTATGATATTTTTCCAACCAATCTTTGCCTTGTGGTTGGGTTAACAAATAATCAATCCATTCATCAGATTCCCATAATCCAGGAGTAATACCATTCCAACGATATCTTTGGTCTGGATGATTTGGATTTAATCTGCGGCTATCAATAAATTCTTTACGAGTATTTTCATAATCATATGAACCTAATGTCAACATACCCTCATGGAAAAAAGCAATCATACTAATTCTTTCTGCATTAGGATCTTTTAATACCAATTCAGTATTACCATGCAACCCAGCCTGATTGTTTACTAATAATAAATCAGTAGGTCTAATATCAACAGCATATCCAATTTCAGGAAATACTAAATAACACCCCTCATATTGATCATTATTTGACATTACACAAAGATTAGCAAATCCATCTTCCATGTTAGCAGGGTCATAATGACCAGCAGTACGGAAATTCTTATTTACAGTAATTGTTGTAAATGGAGTTTCGGGCACAACAAATCTTTGATCAATTGATTCTGCAGCACGTTTTTGATTTCCATAACGCCATGGTAACATATCTTTAAAACCTTTAGCTAAAGATTTTAAAAATGGATATGACTTAGCAAATTTTTCTGGATTATCTCTAGTATATGTAGTTGGTCTACCAAAAGGAATTCTAGGATATCTATCATACCAACCAGCAATACCAGAATTAACAACATTAGCATAAGTTGTTTTACTAATCAATTTGTTAAGTACACGTTGTGCTTCACTTTTTGCTTCGTCAATTGTTAATGTACATAACTTATCAATAAAATCGTTAAACACAAATTGTTCAGCTCTAATTTGTTCTGTTAGCCAAACAACTCCACGGCTGTCATCAGATTTTAAGTTTTTATATCTTGCTCTAATTACACCAACTTCTACTCGAGGATTATATTCGCCAAATACTGATGTTGAATTTTTATGCGCAAAGAATTCCAATAAATCAAATTGTTCATCAGTAACCCATTCTCTTCCCGCGCATGTAGCAGTTCTTGGTCCACCAGCCATACCACGATTTTGAGTTTCAACAGCTGCATCACGTAAACCAGCATAAGCTGCATCAGCTTCTTCTTTGCTAAAGAAATTTTTACGAAATTTAAATACAATATTTTTTTCTGATAAGCCTTTTGAGCAACCAGAACAATTCATATCGTTATCGCAATTTTCCTCTGCAGTAAAATCTGCGCAGTCTGGAGGAAGATATACATCCATATCTTCTTGCACTAATATCTTATAGTGACTTTCATCAAGCCACTTTCCAACCAAATCAGGTCTTGGAGTTACCTCTTCTGGTCTTAATACAACAACTTTTACCATCTATATCTCCTATTTTTAAGGGTTCAAATATATTTTACTACATAAAGCGAAAAAAGTAAAGCATTATTTTGTATTTAGAATTTATAAATATAGTAAAATCTAATATAAATAAGGACTTGTATGGCTGCTAATGATACAAATATATGTAATACCAACCTATTACAATCTGCTAAGTTTACGTTTTCAATACCTAGATTACCTGCTATGCAGTTTTTCTGTCAAGCTGTTAATATTCCAGGAGTAAATTCACAGAGTACAGTACAAATGACTCCATTTAGAGATATGGGCGTTCCAGGTGACAAAATGGAATATGAAGATTTAGAAGTTACATTTCTTGTTGACGAAGAATTAAAATCTTGGGCTAATATCTATTACTGGATTAAAGGGTACACGCAAGCAGAATCTTTTCAAGATTATGAGAATCTTGATAAATTATCAAAATATAGCCAATATGACTATATTCAATATCCGCAATATGCAGATGCAATTTTAACAATTCTATCTTCTTCAGATAATAAACCTAAAATGAGATTACATTTTATTGATTTATTTCCTGTTTATGTTTCAGCAATTCCATTAGATGTTAGGGTTACTGCTGAAACGACTGTAACTGCAACAGCAACTTTTAGATTTAAACGTTATGAATTAACAACAGTAGTTGATGGAATATGGTAAAAATGTAACCTATATATTTTTGTAATGTTTATTTGAGAATTTAAAATGATAAAACTTGACGCAATCATAGAATATTGGAAATTAGATAGTCAAATTGACGAATCTAAACCTCATCAAGAACTTGTAAATACCCCTATCTTGCACGCGAAATATGTAGAGATTCTTTCTCAGCATAGACTCGCTGCACAGAAAGCAAAATTCGACCATGCAAAGATGAAAAAAATTCGTAGGGAATATTACCTAGGAAATCTTGCAAAAGAAACCTTGGACGAGTATGGATGGGAACAGTTCGACTTAAAGATCGGTACCAAAGGTAACATCGATACTTATCTTGAAGCTGATGATTTTTTAATAAAAATTCTTGAAAAGAAAGCATACTACGAGGAATGTGTATTTATTTGTGAAGCAATCCTTAAAGAAATCAATAATAGAACTTGGCAACTAAGAGAATATATGACTTACGCGCGATTCCTAGCTGGAAATTAAAATGATAATTGAAATTGAAAAACATAATGAAACCTATGTTATACTTAAATGTGACAAAGGCATCGCACAGGAATTAAGCGACTACTTTTCCTTTTTTGCTACTGGATATAAATTTATGCCTACCTATAAATCTAGACTCTGGGATGGAAAAATTCGTTTAGCCAAAATATTACCTAATGGAGATATGGAGTTTTTTGTTGGTTTAATCCCTCAATTAGAGGCGTTTGCCAAAGACAGGGGCTACTCCATTAAACATAATTATAAGGATAACTACGACCCAGTTACGGACACTGAGCTGCATAAATTTATTACTTCATTAAACATTCATTCCAATGGGAAGAAAATTGAAGTTAGGGATTACCAATTTAAAGGCGTTTTGGACTTTTTAAATGAAAAGCGTTTAATGTTGTTATCTCCAACAAGTTCAGGTAAAAGTTGTATATTATACATTATTGTTAGATATCTGTTAGCGCATAAAAGAAAGAAAGGGTTGTTGTTAGTTCCTAATACATCATTATGTCATCAGTTAACATCAGATTTTGCTGATTATTCAAGTCATAATGGCTGGGATGTAAATAAACATATTCATATGATATTTGCTGGCCAAGACAAAAATGCTGAAAAGCAATTATATATTAGTACATGGCAGTCATTATTTAACCATAAGAGTAGAACGTATTTCGATCAATTTGATTTTGTTTTATGCGATGAAGCTCATTTAGCATCAGCGAATAGTTTAACTGGAATTGTTCAAAAATGCATTAATGCTGATTATAGAGTCGGTGTTACTGGAACTTTAAATGGACAAAAAATTCACTCCTTACAATTAGAAAGTTTATTCGGTCAAGTTAAACGGGTGATTACAACAAAAGAATTAATGGATAAAAAACAGGTTACAAGATTAAATATTAAATGCCTTGTATTAAAATATCCACAAGAACTTTGTAAATTAGCTAAAGGTTTAAAATATCAACAAGAATTGGAATACTTAATTGCTAATCAGCAGCGAAATAAATTTATTAAAAATTTAGCGTTATCATTAAAGGGCAATACATTATTGTTATATCAATATGTTGAAAAACATGGAGATGTGTTGTATGATTTAATTTCAAATTCAAAACACGCTGTAAATAAAAAGATATATTATATTCATGGAAATATTAAGGCTGAGGAGCGAGAAGATATTAGAAAAGCAATGGAAACTGAACATAATGTTATATTAATAGGATCTGTTGGTACAGTCTCCACTGGAACTAACATTAAAAACTTACATAACATTATATTTGCTAGTCCATCTAAATCTAGAATTAGAAACCTCCAAGCTATTGGTCGTGTCTTACGTCTAAACGAAAACAAAGAAGAAGCAATATTATATGACCTTGCTGACGACTTAAGACATAAAAAATATCAAAATTATACTCTAACACATTTTGAAAAAAGAGTGGAAATATATAATGAAGAGAAGTTTGATTATAAAATTATTAAAGTGGACTTGGGATCATTATGACCGAAAAATTTGAAGTAAAAATTGTTAGATTAAAAACTGGCGAAGACTTAATTGGATTTTATTATAACGACAAAGAAAATAACACAGTAATATTAAAATATCCAAAAACATTTTATCCTGTTATTGATGTTGAAAATGAAAACGAAGAAATTGTTATGGTTGATTGGATGCCCGTAGAGGCATTTCCTATTCAAGAAGCACCTATTCCAATGGATCATGTTTTATTTGTTTCTTATCCTGCAATTGAGTTTGGTTATCGATATTTGGATTTTGTTTTAGAATATTTAGATCCAGAATCAACGTTAGCTAAACAAATTAAAGAAACAATAATCGCTGAAACCGATATTCCACCAGAAGGAACTAGTATTCACTAGTTTAATCCTCTTCGAGGATCTGCTACGCAGTAACTCTATTTTGAGACTTTAATGTTATGGAACGAAGCATCAGCGAAGTTCCAAACAACACTTAAGGTATAATGTAAACTACAAATTTGATTTCGTCAAGCACTTTTTTTCAACTGCTTAATTTTTAAAGAGAAATAGTTCTTGACGAAAAATCAACTATTCAAA